AGATCATGCAAAATAACAATAGTGTCTGGACCACAAAAACTAGTTGGATCAGACGCTATGAGTCAAAACTTAAACTTAGAAATTATGTATTACGATTGTGTAGTTAAAACATAAAGGAAAAAAAAATGAGCATTAAATCTGCCATCAAAAATATTCATGAGAATAAATTGAATTTGATGAAAGAAAACTTCAGTGCAGTTATATCTAAAAAAGCTGCTGAAAAGTTGGAAGAAATGAAAGTAGATATCGCATCTTCATATTTTAAGAAGTAAAAAAATAATGATAACAGTCAAGCAAGTCCTTGTAAACTATGATATTTTAACAGAAAAAGCAGACAATGATTCAAAAAATCTTGTGGCTTTAGTTCATGCTGGTTTGCTTGATGAATCGAAGTTGCCTATATTAAAAAGAGCTATGTCCAAACCAGCTATTAATATGACTGAGGCTGAAAAGAAAGCTTTACATAATTTAGTTGAATCTATTTCATCTTCTATTATTAGTGAGAAGCAAGATTATCTATCGAAGTTAGATACATCAAGACGTATGGGTTATCCACCAGATAAAGATATTCCTGCTGTAATAATTTTAAAAAGGAAAGCTATCCGAGTGTATCCTGATAATCAAAAAGTAGCTTTATATTATAGTCAAGCATTAGATAGATATATTTCTATTCCTTATGGTAAAAACTCTAAAGCTTTGGATATGACACTCAATGAAGAACAGCTACAGCTAAACGACAGTAGGAGTCTTGAAGAATCTATGATTCCTTTAGATGAGATATCTCGTGATTTAGCCACTAGAGCTTATGAGAAAAGAAGAAAAAGATTGGATGATGAAGATTTAACTCCTGAAGAAAGAAAAAAAGAAAGAGTTAAACTTGCTCAATTGTCAAAGATGATGAAAAGGAATATTGAACTTCCTGATGGTCAAAAAATAAGAACTTGGGCTGGTCCTTCAGCAGTAAAAAGAGCAAAGTTTATTTCTGCTTCTCCTGATGAAAAGAAAAAAATGGCAATGGGATTATCTGCAAAAGAAAGAGCGGATACACCAGGAGCAACAAAGGCTGCTGTATATGGAGCATTACAACATGGTGGTGCTGAGGGTATTGGCGCTGCCGCAGGTGTACTTATAGGTGGTGGCGTAAGAAAATTAGCAGGGGTTGTAATGGATAAAATTAGAGGACATTCTAACGAAGTTGATCCAGCTGCAAAAACAATAGAGCCAGGAAAAATAAAAGCAGAATTAAAAGCAGAATTACAAAAAACACAAGAAGTAAAGCCTACAGAAGTTCCTATTGTTAAACCGCCAGAAATGCCACCAATTGCAAATCGAATGACAGGTAGTAAGGGCCCTCCTATGATGAAAGAATCATTTAGAAAACATCTTGAAGAAAAAAGACTTCAAAAAGAAGATATTAAAAGTTTTACTTATGATGATTTAGATGATCAAGATTTATCTACTGCAAAAGGATGGAAATCACTAGGTAAAGATTTTATTCCTGGTGTTGCACTTGCTCGTTCTGCAGAAAGAACAAAAAATGCATATAAACAAGGAGATGTTGCAGGAACGGCATGGCATGGAGCTATGACTGCATTAGATGCTACGGCTGCAGGAACATTAGGAAAGCTTGCAGTTAAAGGTATCTATCATGGTGGAAAAACCGCTTTAAATTTAGCATCAAAAGGTTTTACCAAAAAAGCAGGGACAGAAGCAGCAGAAGCAGCATCCAAAAAAGCAGGGACAGAAGCAGCAGAAGCAGCATCCAAAAAAGTTGCTGCAGAAACTGCTGAAGCTGCTGCAAAAGGAACTGTTAAAAAACCATCTACTGCAATGAAATGGTTAAGAAGAACTGGTAAAATTGGTGCAGCTGCTGCTGGTATTGGTGCTGCTGCTCTTGGAGCTCTTGGTAGTGTAGAAACTACACCAACAGATAAAAATTATGATTTTACCGGACCTGGTAAGGCACAACCACCAGCGTCAAAGGCAATAGCTCCAGGATTAAATGCTGCTGAAATAAATGCTGGGCAGCAGAATGCACGATTATGGAATACTGTGAAAGAATCCAACAATCTTGATATAATGAAGCAGATGGTAGAACACAACATATCATCACACATAATACATATCAATGAAACTTCTATTACTATAAATAACAGAGTAGCAAAGAAAGTAGTTAATGTCTATGAATCACTAAATAGACAGAACAAAAAGAAAATAGAAAAAATGCTTAATGAAGATGCATTATCATTTAAAAAAGCAATCAATTTTGCAATAAAGGCATAAACTAGATGGCAAATTTAATTAGAGAACAAAGACTTATTGATACACAAAAAAGATCTCTTGTCAAGTATACTATGATACTTGATACGGCAGTTGCTAATTCTACTTTAGTAGATGTATCAACTCTTCTATATGCTCTAAATACTAATGGCTATATTATGTCATCTAATACTAATCCATTAGGCAACTATAGAACTACTATCAAACGAATTTTTGGTACTGTTAAAGCAAATGCATATATCAAACTACAGTGGCAAGGTGCATCAAATAGTGAGATTGTAACTATTCCTACTGGAAGATTTGATTTTGATTTTCAAAGCATGGGTGATGGAGCAACAATTTCAAATCCAGAAACAAGTTCAAACGGTGATATTCTATTTACAGTAGTGACTCCATCAAGTGCGGATGCTGCAACTATCTTCATTGATTTGAAGAAAAATAACAGAGATTATGATGCTGGTCAAACAGCAGATCCAGTAGCATTCAATAGAGGTCCTGCAGCACTATGAGTCAATTAGTAGAATCAATCGTCAATAAAAATCATAATGTTTCTAAAGAACTATTTGAACAACATATGGAAGAACTTGTCCAGTCTAAACTTAATGAAGTTAAGAAGATGATTGCAGCAAGAATGGATGAAGAATCTCTTAGGACTCCTTCGGTTGTTCATGCAGCTAAAACCATTTTAGATAAAAAGCACACATAATGCCAGCTAGAATCAAATTAGTAAAACTACGTATTAGAAATGGTCAGGTACAGAGACGAAAGAAAGTCTCTAATGTTCCTGGGTTTACTCTGAGAAGTGGTAAGATGACCAGAATGTCACCTACTGAAAGAAGAAATCGTAAGATGGGTGCCAAAAGAGGTAAGATTAAACGCCGTACTAAGATGGTACAGATACTAAGAAAAAGACAAAGATCAGTTCTTAAAAGAAAAAGATTAGGATACTAGAGAACAATGATAATTTATTGTATAATAAATATGAAAAATAGCAAAAAATATGTGGGTGTTACGAAAAAAAATAAAAATGCAAGATTTAGTCAACACAGATATCAAGCGCAAAAAGGAAGCAATTTACATTTACATCAAGCAATGCGAAAATATGGAACTGATCAGTTTATTGTAGATATTTTAGAAGAAGTTACTGATGAAAACAAAAATTTACGTGAGCAATATTGGATACAAACTCTTAATACATTCAAAAAAGGTTATAATATGACTTTGGGTGGAGAGGGTACTCATGGTGTAAAAAGAGATTTATTTGGTATAAATAATCCAATGTATGGTAAAAAACATTCTAAAACTGCAATAGAAAAAAATCGTAAAAGCAATTTAGAATATGTTTTGAAAAATGGAAGCAGAAAGCACGACGATGAAACAAAACTCTTAATTTCTGAAAAAAAGAGAAAAAATTGGATTATAATTGATTCAGAAGGAAATACTGAAAAAATATCTAATTTGTGGCAATATTGTAAAACAAAAAATTTAGATGCTTGTCATCTATATAAAGTTGCTTCTGGTAAACTAAAACAACATAAAGGATATAAATGTTATGAAGCTAATTAGAGAAGAGGTATCTGAAGTTTCATATCTCGTTGAACAGGATAAAAAGACTGGTAAAAAGTCTTATTCTATAACTGGCGTTTTTATGCAGGCTGAAAAGCAAAATAGAAATGGTCGACTATATCCTTTTGGAACACTTCAAAAAGAAGTTGAAAGATATAATAACGAATATGTAAATAAAAGTCGTGCGTTTGGAGAATTAGGTCATCCAGATAATCCATCTATTAATTTAGATAGAGTTTCACATATGATCACTAAACTTTATCCTGACGGTAATAATTTTATAGGTAAAGCTAAAATTGTTGATACTCCTATGGGCAATATCGTAAAAGGATTGCTCGATGGCGGTGCTTGTTTAGGTGTTTCTACTAGAGGCGTAGGGTCTCTAAAACCACAAAACGGCTACCAATTAGTTCAAGATGATTTCAAGTTGGCAACGGCAGCAGACATTGTTGCTGATCCTTCTGCTCCCGATGCTTTCGTAAAAGGTATCATGGAGAATTATGATTGGTGGTTAGACAATTCTACCGGTATGTGGCAAAAAAAATACATAGAAGAATCAAGAAAACAAATCAAAACATTCTCTAAAAGACAAATTGAAGAGAAAGCACTTGATATCTTCAAAAGTTACATCTCAAAACTTTAAATAATATAAATAACTAATATAAGGAGTTTAACAATAATGGCTAAAAAAAGTCTTACAGAAACAGCTAAGTCAGTTTTAATGAAAGAAAACCATTCTGAGCAAGAAATGACACCTAATATGCAAACTCTTCGTCCAATGTCAAGAGGTGCAGAAGGTCGTTTTGCTACACCCGGATCTATGCCACCTGGTGGTGCAGAAGAAGCCGAAGACCTCGGTGGTCAAACACCAGATTCTGGAATGCCAACTGCTAATTTTGGCGCAGTTGCTTCCGGTAAAATGTCAAAAGATACTTCTCGCTCAAGCCAATCTGGCGTTCCTGCTGAGAAGAGTAAGTCATCTTCAGAAGTAATGGAAGAAGATTATGAAATTTCTGAAGAACTAGAAGCTTTCGTTGCAGAATGCATGGAGCAAGGTCTATCTGAAGAAGAAATTGCTGAAGCTATTGAAGAAAATTTCGAACTTGTCACTGAGAAGAAACATAAAGACAAAGATGATGATGATGATGATGATGACAAAGATGATGTCAAGAAATCCAAAAAGTTTCCACCGCCTCAGCTTCCTATTATGAAAGAGCATATTGATGCCCTTCTAGAAGGTGAAAATCTATCAGAAGATTTCCGTGCTAAAGCAGAAACCATTTTTGAATCAGCTGTATCTAATCGTGTTGATGAAGAAGTTCAAACACTAGAAGAAGCATATGCAGCTGCTCTTGAAGAAGAAGTTGGTAAAATCCATGAACAACTAACAGAAAAAGTTGATGATTATCTCAATTATGTAGTTGAACAGTGGGTTTCTGAAAATGAAGTAGCCATTGAAACTGGCCTTCGTACAGAACTAACTGAAGAATTTATTTCTGGACTTCGCACTCTATTTGCTGAACATTATATCGATATTCCAGAAGAAAAAGTTACAGTTGTTGAAAGTCTTGGTTCAAAAGTTGAAGAACTAGAATCAAAACTTGATGAAGAAATTGATCGTAATGTCGGTCTCACAAAACAACTAACAGAATCAAGAAAGTTTGAAGTTCTTGTTGATGCTTGTGGTAATCTAACAGATACACAAGCTTATAAACTTCGCTCACTTGCAGAGAATGTTCAATTCACAACTGTTGATGAATATTCTCGTAAAGTTGAAACTCTAAGAGAAAGCTATTTTCCATCTAATGTAGATTATTCAAAAGCACTTGATCTAAATGAAGTACAAGATGGAAAAAACTTTATCACAGAAACAACTCAAGGTCCAATGTCAGCTTATGTAAAAGCTCTTGGAAAAACAATGCCTAAATAAGGAATCATAGATTCCCCTAAATTTAAACAAAAACAAAGGAAATAAAAATATGTATCTAGCAGAACACCTCGAAAATAAGTGGTCACCAGTTCTCGACCACGATGGTCTAAATCAAATTAAAGATCCCTATCGTCGTGCTGTCACAGCTATCATTCTTGAGAACCAAGAAAAAGCTATGTCAGAAGAATCACGCCAACTAAACGAAACTGCACCTACAAACGCTACTGGTTCTAGCATTGGTTCATATGATCCAATTCTTATCTCACTAGTTCGTCGGGCTCTACCAAATCTTATTGCTTATGATATCTGTGGCGTTCAGCCAATGACTGGTCCTACTGGACTTATCTTCGCAATGCGGTCACGTTATAAGACACAAGCTGGTACTGAAGCTCTATTTAATGAAGCAAACTCTGCATTCGCTGGCACTAACTCTCTCGGTGCTAATGGTAACAACCGTGGTTCTATTTCAAATACTAACCCTGTATTTGCTCTAACCGATGATGATGTCTATGGCTATGGTCGTGGTATGACAACTGCCCAGTCAGAAGCTCTTGGTGACGTATCTACTA